GACCCAAGATACGGTGGAACAGCTCCCCGGGTACGTTTTGCTGTCGCAGGGGAAGATGACATTGCCAGACACGAGACCATGGAAAGAGCTGCTGAGTTATCAAGGAAAACTATCGGGCAGTTGCATGGTACGGCGTGGTAGGCACCCAGTAAGATAGGGGAGACGTTGGAGATCCCTTCTAGCTTCCCTAAACCCCACCTGTTCCTCATACGAACAGGCAAGGTCATCATCGATTCTCGTGAGATAGGTACTGAGGGAGCCTTCCAAATAAGGTGAATCCGGAACAGAACGGACTCGATCCATCTGCAGTCGGCTTGAGAGGAGACGGAGGAGATGTTGATGTTAGCTTGTCGAGCCGAGCTTAAGATGGTTCTTGAATTTGTGAATCTCTTGGAGAACGTATCTGATACCCCAGCTGGAGATGCTTTATAGATGTCATGGAGAATCTTGGGGTAGATGGGTTTGAACCTCATGAGGTCGGAGAATAGTTGTGCTCTCTTGTCCTTATCTGAGCCACTCAGCATGCCGAGGAGTGAGACATTGGTTGTCATGTCTACCAGGTTGTCCCTGACTGCTCCTGCAACTGCAAGGGAAGCAGTCGGCCGTGTTGCTAAGGGGGCGGCGAATGGATCTAGCACCAGTCCTGCATACTCTGGGTCAGGCTGGTAAAGCCAATCTTTCTCCAAAAGGGACAGGTATCGGCCACACACCGGATCAGATCTCAGTAGGTGGAGGTGAGCAGTTGAAGAGGAGAGAGGGTCAGTGTGGCCTCTGTATAAGAACTCAGGGATGGTCGGTACTGGTAATCCCCCGAGGTTGGAGGGAATAGCCATGAGTGCGAAAACAAGGTCACCAAGCTCCTCATCCAGCCCCAACTGTGCAATCTGCTCTGCTATACCTTTACCATGGATTAGTGAGTGTCTGAGCTCTCGTCTCAGAGTGAATGACATAACATACTCTGTCACCAATAGCTCCGGCAAAGAGGTTAGGGACCTCTCCACAGCTGCCACCCCTCCGCTAGAGACGTTCCCTAGGTATCCGTGTAGGGAAGGGTCGTCAGCAGTGGTAGAGGGGAAAATGCGAGACAGGTACTTGGCCGAAGCGGGGAGGTATGCCCCTTTAAGCCACATCTCTTTGCCATAGGTAAGTAAGGTGGTCGACTCAATGCATTCCTCAGCTTTGACCTCTTGTCCGACCCTGAGGCAAGATGTCTCTAGAGCTCCTTTAACTTGTGCCACGATGTGGCGAGCATATCGGTTTTTCTGAGAGTTGGTCATGTCCTGTGGTGGGTAGTAGTCCACAACTAAGACTTGATTGTCAGCCTGACCTACTATATGATAGAGGATACCGAGAGGCCAGAGAGCGGTGTGGACCATGGCCAGCGTAGCAGCTGTCCAGAGCTTCTGTGTTATCCCCTCGAACCCACCTTTGTGATTGTACCATAGTATGTCCCCCTCAGGAGGGTTGTCACGATTGGAGGAGTCGAGGTGGTCAGGTGGCAACCCGTACAGGCGTAGGTTAATCAGTGCCTGGCTGAAGAATTCGTGTACATAATCGAATATCCCTATTACCCCATAGATCTGATTCAGACGCAGGCCGATGGGTGCTATCACCTCATCTCTCCACATGAGGTTCCAGCGTGAGAAATCGATCTCAACATAAGCTCTCCGCCATCCGCCTTTTGAGTACTGTGATACCGAGAGGAACTTCTCTATCAACTCTTTCCGGCTCAAGGTCATCGTCTGTTCAGGTATGTATCGGAACACTCCGTCAGCGATGTTGTGCTCTGTGTTAGAGAAGAAATACCTCAGCTCTAAAACCATCATAGCAAACATACGTGGCTCCCGCTTCATCTCTCTCTCCTTAGGTGAGATTGTCACGATCTTCCATGCCTCCGGGACCTCTCTTCTCGACACCTTGTCGATCACCTCAGATAGATCAAAGGCTGGACGACTTAGGAGCTCGGTCAAAGCTCTGTTAGAGGTAGAGGGTTTCGGAGGATTGTAGGGCAGTGAGTCATGCCAGGCGGCATCGAATTCATCTCGCCGATATGAGATAGCCTTATCATCTATTAGTGACAGGATATCTTCTCCTGTGTCGAACTTGATGTGAGGGGCGAAGGTAGCATATTCCCAGTCAGAAGGAGGATAGAGATGTAGTCCCATAGGGAGAGACGGGTGGTTTTTGTCATGCAACTCTTTGAGTCTGCATCTCATCATCCCAGGGATGTTGAACTCGAGGGGTGGCCACACACCCTTCTCCTTAACATATCCCTTAACATACAGATGACAGAAGCTCCATTCTAGCTGCCGAGCTGCAGACGGTGATATAGGCAGAGTAGCTTGCCCCAGTGTCTTGGACGAGATGCAACCTCCGACCGGGTCTGTGTAGGGGTGTCCCGCAAGTTTACAGAATCCGAAGAACTCTGATACCTGGTTTGGAGACCGCATGCTCCGAAGGATAGAGACTAGATGATCTATCGTCGGAGTGTTCGACTTAGTTAGACCACGCTCCTTGTCACGATACTTAGCCCACATCTTGTCAAAGATCAGGCCCCCATCTAGTACATCTTCTGTCATCTCGATTATCCGTGTCTTGGAAAGAGCCTCAATCCCCTTGAGAAGGTCATAAGCAAAATTGCCATACCTCTTGAGGGCAGAAGCCGCCCACTGCTCGTACAAGAGTAGCAAGCTGCTCAGAGATGTCTTGTCTGAGGTGGTTTGAGCAAGGAGATCGACAATCCATTTCGAGAAGCACAGATCTTTCAACATCAACACCACATGATGGGTCAGAGCAACCCATGACGTCTCAGTCTTGATGATAGCAAACCGTTTATTGCAATAAGCCCAATCGTTCCGGATCCACGATCCTGGTCCAGCCTTAGATGCCTGAACCGAATCCTCGAGAATTATCATCCAGTATAGTACATCAGCTAGAAGATCTCTGTTCCGGGGGCTGAGTTTCTCTGGTCCGATCCCGTTGAAGAAGGCCCCGGACGATGATTGACAGAACAGGTCTCTCATCCCTTCTCGAAGAGCGTCCCAGAACCGTTTTACATCTCCCTCAGTCTCTGAAAGTCTCTCTTGCACTAATTCTGGTGAGATTATCCCTCTTCCGAGTGCCCATAGTTCAGGGGTCAGCTTCGGAGTATGACGGCAGAGATTAGGTAGCTGCTGGTCCGGGAACTCACCTCTGAACGAGGCGGCCGCCTCTGAAGCGTCACGGTTCTTGTAACGAGGGTGTTTCCTAATGTAACCCGGTGACAGGCATCCCAGAAGGATGTCGTAATCGAGATCGATAAGAGGAGAGGATAATGTCGTCTCAGGAAGCATAGACATGGTGTATTCTGGTGCTAGTCACTTGACGTGTAGGTTGAGATTGGAAGTGTTTCTCTTTTTTCTTAAGAGCAAGGGTGATCATCAGTGACCTAGGAGGGCATTACGTTTATGCCATCTTAGATAGGACCTGTTGCAACAGCTTATTAGTCTCTTCTGTCTTCTCCTTCTGACTGGCAAGCTCATCCTTGATGTCGTTGAGAGTGACCTCCAAGGATGTCACCCTCTCACTGATAGCCGCCATAGACCTCATCGACATCATAGAACCTACCTCTGAAGGAGGACGAGAGTTGCGCTTGGAAGTGCGAGTGACATACTCCTCGAATGTCTCCTTCTTCCTGAGCGGGTCTCTAATTGGAGGGCTCTTAACCTGTTGTTTAGAAGAACTCTCTTTGACCTTCTCGAGATGAGCTCGCTTCCAAGAGGTGTAGGAGGACTGCATCTTTGTTGTGAGACGGGTGAACCAGGTCATACTAGTTGTTTCTCTTTTTTCTTAAGAGACTCGGCGACACATATATAGTGTGAGATTCCGATCAGCTAGCAAAGAACTTCACCCACCTGGATACAGACTTATGTTGGGTATGATTCTTCTGACGGCGCTGAGTTGCAGGAGAATAGATTGGAGGGCGAGTTCCGGTCAGGATCCCTTGAGACATCAGCTGGATTCTGCGCTGAACCCCTATGTAGAGCCTTCTCCCACTAGCTAGAACTTCGTGTGGAGGAGAGGAGCCCCATGACATCTTAGTCTGAAGAACACTACGCTCTGTCGGAAGACAGGGTGAGTGGAAAGTGTGATACACACTCAGATCAATCCCTTCCAGAGGCGAGTACGATTGTAGTACGACCTCAGGCATCGGCAGGCCGTCTGAATCAGTCAGGTTCGTCTGAATAGAGAACACC